TTCTATCCAATCAAATGCTTCATCATTTGCTTATACTTCTAGCGCTGCTCAAAATGAAACTATTATATTATCTTTTACACACCCTCCAATAAACTTAACAGGTTCACTAACATATTTTATTGGAGGAAGTAACATTACCCTTTCAGGATCTTTTGATTCTACTCCATCAAATATTCCTGCCGGATTAACTTTAAATGGTTCATATATTTTAAAAAATATTAGAATAGCTGCTATAAGTGCAACAACTGGTTCTAGTGGATTTGCTTCTAGTGTAGCTATAGGGAAAAATTTTAATAAAGTTTATGATTTTAATAATACTATTACATATAATACTCGTGTTTCAATGACTCGAGAAGAAAATATTAATCTCCAAATAGATCAAGGAGATACTATAACATTTAGAATCGTACCTAATGATGCAGTAACCCCTTCAACCCAAACAGTTCATAACATTCAATTATATTTAGTAACAAATGGCTAACACATTATCAAAAACTGGAATTCAGGATAACAATACTATTAGAGTATGGCATATCACTCAATCCGTTGATGCCTTTACTGGTACTAAAGCATATAATGTGACATTATCGGGTTCCTTAACAGTTGTTGGTAACTTAAATCTTCAAACTAACCCAACAGGCACATTAATAGGTAATGCTGCTTATTCTCCAACTTCATCTGTTTCAACATATAGTATTACTTCTAGTTTTGCTACTGCAGCTAGCATTTCATATGATATTTTAACTTTTCAAATGTATCATTATGAAATGGATCCTTCTCCTTCAACCACATATTATTTTTCCCTTAACCCTTCAGGTTCATCTTTAACTACAACATCATCTAATGCAGGAATATTTTTGCCTAAAGAATTAAGAATTTTAAGTGCTAGTGTAGTCTCTTTTGTAAATGGAACTTTAGCTAGTACAGAAACTTCATCATATGCTTTATTTTTAAACACTAGCTCAGTTTACAATTTTTTAAATACCTTAGACCATTCTAATACCTCTCAATATTTTATAGAAAAACTAGATACAGATGGAAGTGAGTTTGATGAAAACGAAATAGATTTACCTCTTTCTTTACAATGGACAACTCCTGCTTGGGGTACTCCTCCTACTTCCGTATCTCACAATATAGTATTTTATTGCACTAGAGGATATAGTGCCCCTTAACATTTATAAAAACAAAACAAATGGGAATCGTTACAGAAAAAAAGTTTTTAACTCAAGAAGAAATTCAATCTCTTAAATCAATCCAACTTCAAACCCAAACTTTAGTACTTGAATTAGGAGAAATTGAAATGGTTAAACTTCAATTAGAAAATCGTTATCAACTAGCTAAACAAACACTAAGCGATCTTTCTGATCAAGAACAAACATTTACTCAAAATGTATTTGAAAAATATGGAAAATGTTCTATTAACCCAGAAACTGGTGAAATCACTAATTTAGATTAATCTAAGTTAAAATACACCATATTTATAATAAAATAATTTTTAAAGCAAATGGCAGAAACAATTGTATCACCTGGTGTATTAGCTATAGAAAATGATCAATCATTTATTACTCAAGCTCCTGTTCAAGCAGGTGCAGCTATTATAGGACCAACTGTTAAAGGGAAAGTAGGAATTCCTACTTTATGTACTACTTATAGTGATTATATGAATAAATTTGGTTCTACTTTTTTAAGTGGAAGTCAAACCTATACCTACTTTACCTCTATTTCAGCATATAACTATTTTAATAATGGGGGTAATTCATTATTAGTTACAAGAGTAGTTAGTGGATCATTTACCCCAGCAACTTCATCAGTTATCCCTACTTCAATAGCAGCAACTTCAGCATCAGCTACTTTAAGCCTAAATTTTATTTCAGCTAGTGTAGCTGCTAGTAACAGTGGATCTTTTGGGTTAAATGGGATTACTTTATATTTTACAGGATCAAATGTTACTAATACTAGCACCACAATTTATATAAACACAGCTTCATTTGCTGGTACTACTACTACCCATTATGCAGCTACTGCTTCTCAAATAATAAATTTTAGTAGTTCAGTATCTCCTTATAGTTCATATTTTCCATATATTTCTTCATCATTTGCTACTTCTAATTTGACGTTAACATATACTGGATCTAACGGATTAGTTGGAAATTCTCAATTTTATACTTCTGGAAGTACTACTGTTTACCTCACAGGAGGAACTAATACTGAATTATTAGTATTAGAAACTCTATCTGAAGGTGAATTAATGAATAGTACTGGTTCTCTTTATGCTGATGGTACTTTAGAAAATGGAACCTCAGAAAATTATAGATGGCAAGTTGTTTCTTCTAATATTAATGATGGAACATTTAGTTTAGTTATTAGGCAAGGTAATGATTCAACAAACTCTCCTTCTGTATTAGAAACTTGGAATAATTTATCATTAGACCCTACAGCCCCTAACTATATTGAAAAAGTAATAGGTAATCAAAGAGAAGTTGTTTCATATGATCCTTCATCCGGAGAATATTATATACAACTGAATGGTAATTATATCAATCAATCAAGATATGTTCGTGTTAAGCAAGTAAAAGCTTTAACCCCTAGTTATTTTGATAATACTGGTAATCCAAAACCACAATATACTAGTTCATTACCAACTCCATCCATTGGAACTTTTGGAAGCGCTATGGGTAAAAATGTTCCAACAGGTGTTGCTGGAGCATATTATGAAAATATTTCTAATACTAATATTCAAGGATTAAGTGTTAATAACTATACATCTTCCATTTCTTTACTTTCTAATAAAGATGCATATAAATACAATTTATTAACAGCCCCTGGATTAATTGCAGATGAAACAAATTACCCATTACACACCCCAGTAGTTTCAGATGTAATTTCAACAGTTCAAGATAGAGGAGATTCTATGACTGTAATAGATCTTGTAGGTTATGGATCTAATATAATCCCTGTTACTATAAATGCTATTACTTACAATACATCATATGCTGCAGCATACTGGCCTTGGGTCCAAACAATTGACCCAAATACTGCCCAACAAATATGGGTACCTGCTTCAGTAATGATACCAGGAGTATATGCATTTAGTGATAGTGTTTCAGAACCATGGTTTGCACCTGCAGGTATTAATAGAGGGGTTTTAAGTAATGTTATTAGAGCTGAAAGAAATTTAACTCAAGCTAATAGGGATTTACTTTATGAAAATAATGTTAATGCTATTGCTACCTTCCCTAATACAGGTGTAGTAGTATTTGGTCAAAAGACATTACAAAAGAAAAAAAGTGCTCTTGATCGTGTAAATGTTAGAAGATTATTAATTGAACTTAAAAATTATATTTCTCAAGTAGCAGATACTTTAGTATTTGAACAAAATAATACTATTACAAGAAATAATTTTTTAGCCCAAGTTAACCCATATTTAGCATCTGTTCAACAAAGACAAGGTTTAACTGATTTTAGAGTAATAATGGATGATTCAAATAATCCACCTAATGTAGTAGATCAAAATCAATTAGTAGGTCAAATTTATTTACAACCTACCAAAACTGCTGAATTTATTATATTAGACTTTAATGTACTTCCTACAGGAGCAACTTTTCCTGCTTAATAATACATTTTAGAAAAAAAATTAATATTTATAATAAAAAGATAAAATGGCAAATTTTTCAATTTCTCCTGGAGTAACAATTAGTGAAATAGATAACACGTTTTTAGTAGGACAACCTACACAAGCTGGTGCTGCTATTATAGGCCCAACAGTAAAAGGACCTGTTGAAACCCCAACACAGGTTACTTCATACTCAGATTTCCAAACATTATTTGGAGATTCTTTTATAAGCGGTAGTGATAGTTATTCATATCTTACTTCATTAGCTGCTTATAATTACTTCAATTATGGAGGAACTTCATTAATAGTAGCCCGTGTAGTAAGTGGTTCATATACTCCTGCTACTAGCATAGTATATAATAATACATCAGCAACTAATGGAGGATTTGCTTCAGCTTCATTTATTGTTTCTTCTAGTTATACAGGATCTAATGCTTCTAGTGGATTTAGTGGTGGTGGTTCTATTAAATTAAGTATCCCTTCAGTAGCAGGTACATATACTGACTATTGGGTAGCACCCCAAAATTATAACCCATCTTTTTATAACTCTAACAGTAATATAGGATTTCCAAATATACCTGTTTCTGCTTCTGTAGACCAATTTGGCCAGGCAATAGCTGATTTTTTTACAGCTTCTGTACTTTTTGGAACAACAAACGAACTCTTTTCTTTATTTTCGGGGTCTTATAACCCTAGTACAGATGTTTTAAGTATATTTAGTAAAGTTTCTTCATCAGCATTAAATGGTACTATTATTAGATATGGTCATACCCCAACAGGATATATCTATGGAGGTGCTCCTGATAACCAATTTGTTTCTAGTTCAACTATGGCTGCCGGAGTAAATGGGATTCCTTCCACAGCATTTCAAATTGAAACTATTTCTGAAGGTATTATTATGAACAATTCAGGTTCAGAATCATCAGGATCTTTAATTTCAGGAAGTGTTGATAATATTAGATGGGAAATCACCAACCCTAATACGGGTTCAGGAACATTTAATTTAGTAGTAAGAAGAGGAGATGATAATAATAATAGTAAAATTGTTCTTGAATCTTGGAATAACGTAAATTTAGATCCTAATTCTTCTAGATTTATTTCTAAAGTTGTAGGAGATCAAAAACTATCATATAATTCTATTTCTAATCAAATGGATGTAACTGGTGATTATCCAAATAAATCCCGTTATATTAGAATAAAATCATTAACTTCTACTACTCCAAATTATTTAGATGGAAATGGACAACCAAAACCTCAATATACATCATCTATCCCATATGCTCAAAGTAGCTCCTTCTCAGGCGCAATAGGAACAACAAATTCTAATGTAAATTTAACAGAAAACATTAGTGCTCTTAATACACAAGGATTATCTCCTACTGATTATGATGATATGATTAGTTTATTAAGCAATAGAGAATTTTACCAATATAATGTAATATCAACCCCAGGATTATTAGCTAATTTACACCCAACACAAGTAAATAATGTAGTAGTTAATACTCAAAACAGAGGAGATGCTTTATATGTGTTAGACCTTATTGAATATTCCGGAGACATTACCAATACTATTTCAGTAGCACAATCAATAGATAATTCATATGCTGCAACATACTGGCCTTGGATTAGAGTAACAGATACTTCTACTGGAAAACAAGTTTGGGCCCCAACTTCTACAGTTATACCAGGGGTATATGCAAATAATGATAAAATATCTGCCCCTTGGTTTGCACCTGCCGGTATTAACAGAGGAGGATTAACTACAGTATCATATGCAAAATATAAATTAACTCAATCTGATAGAGATACACTTTATGCTAATAATATTAATCCGATTGCAACATTACCTAAACAAGGTGTAGTAGTATTTGGACAGAAAACATTACAAAAAGCAGCATCTGCACTTGATAGAGTAAATGTTAGACGTTTGTTAATTGAATTAAAAGGATATATTCGTCAAATTGCTGATACTATAGTATTTGAACAAAACACTATTACTACTAGAAATTCATTCTTAACTAGAGTAACACCATATTTAGAAACAATTCAACAAAAACAAGGATTGTATGCTTTTAAAGTAGTAATGGATGAAGCTAATAACGGACCTGCAGTAATTGACCAAAATCAATTAGTTGGACAGATTTATATTCAACCAACAAGAACAGCAGAATTTATTTCTCTAGACTTTATCTTATTACCAACAGGAGCTCAATTTCCTTAATTAAAAACTTAGAACTGGAATATTTATAATAAAACGAAATTAAACTAAAATAAAATGGCAATTTTAAACCCGAACGAAATATTTTACACAGCGTTTGAACCCAAACAAACCAATCGTTTTATCCTTTATATGGATGGTATTCCATCATATTTGGTAAAAGGAGTAAGTGCTGTAAACTTAACCCAAACCGCAGTACCTCTTAACCATATTAACGTTCAACGTTATGTAAAAGGAAAAACAATTTGGAACACAATTACATTTACAATGTATGAATCAATTACTCCTTCTGGTGCTCAAGCAGTAATGGAATGGGTACGTTTAGGTCACGAATCTGTAACAGGTAGAGATGGTTATTCTGATTTTTATAAGAAAGATGTTACATTTAATGTGATTGGACCTGTTGGAGATATCGTTTCTGAATGGGTGATTAAAGGAGCTATGATTACAAGTGTTAATTTTGGTGATTATAACTGGGAAGATGATGGTACTTTAGTAAATATTACAGTTGAAGTACAACCAGATTACTGCGTATTGAACTTCTAATATTTTAGGTTAAACAATAAAAGTAAAGGCTCCACATTTATATGTTGGAGCTTTTATTTTCCTTTGATTATTTAAAAGGTTTTTTTATATTTGATGTTAAATCTAAAGCTATGAAAAT